AGCTGGATGGCATATTCTTATAACCGTGGTCGCTCATGGGATGAAGATGATTTGAATGTTGGTATATATCGTGAGAACTGTATTCTATGCGTATTCAACGTAGATCTATTGCCATTCGAAGACGCTTCTCGTGGTAGCACAAAACAAGATGAATTAGCAGACCCCAAATTGTTGGAGCATTGGCGATGATGAGAGGAACTAATAAGGACACACAGTTCCTTGTTGATTACATACCCTATAACACGGTTGGTGCTGAAATAGGTGTATGGCGCGGACTTAGTTCTAAACACTTTTTAACTAAGGCAAAACATTTATACATGATTGACCCATGGTCTATAGATGTATATGACGAAAATAATACAGGTTGGGTTGACCGTAAAACGATGGCTGACCTGTTGGCTTACATTAAACCTATGGTCGGCTCCGATAAGCATGAAGATGTTCAACAGTATTACGAAGATGTATATCAGGAAGTTAAACAAACTTTCGCTAAAGAACCAGTAACTATATTCAGAGGAACATCAACTGAATGGTTCGATCAATTTACAGGAAGATTAGATTGGATTTATATAGATGGTGACCACACCTTTGATGGTGTCTATCATGATTTGAAACGTAGTGTAGAAATTGTTGATCAAGTAATTTTTTGCGACGATTATAATATCATTCAACATAATGACGTTCGGCATGCTATTCAAGAGTTTTGTTTAGATTATTCACTGAGACCTGAACCTCTACTAGCGAATCAATGTATGATCAAACTATGAACGAGTTAAGATTATATAATGGCAGAGAATGGCTTTGGCCAAGTGAAGATTATCACTGCTGGAAACACTTAACGATTCAACACCCTACCATACCTGAAGACATAGTCCAACAAATTGGTAGAGTATTTACTGTTGTTCAAGCTGGAGGTAACTGTGGATTATACGCAGCTCAATATGCAAAATATGCTCAACATGTTATTACGTTTGAACCTGAACCAAATAATTTTAAATGCTTGAAACAAAACATTACCGAAGATAATGTGACTATGTATGAGGCAGCGTTAGGTGAAAGAGAAAAAACAATTGGTTTAAAGATAGATCCCATCAACTCAGGGGCAACCCGTGTAATTGATGGTGGTGATGTAAAACAAGTTCGCCTAGACGATTATGGCTTAGAGCCTGACTTGATTCACCTAGACATAGAAGGTCATGAACCGAATGCTTTGAATGGTATGCTAGATACATTGAGTAAGTGTCATCCAGCCGTAGCATTGGAGCGTGGTAGCGGAGAAGAAATATTGTTTGAATTAGGTTATAGTAGAGTAAAACAGTTCGGATTAGATTGGTTATATCTATGAATATTTACACAGTGAAATGGGGGGATAAGTATAGCTCAGACTATGTCAATAAAATCGCGTATGATATTGCTGCTGACTTCCCAGAAGCAGATCGGAAGATGTATTGTATCACGGATGACCCGACTGGTCTTGTAGATTTTGTCGAGCCTATATTGATTCCTGAAGATAACGATCTCGAAAAATGGTGGAATAAAATGTATTTGTTCTCACCACTTGTAGAACAAACGGGTGAAAAACTTTTCTTCGATTTAGATATTCTTATACAACACGATATTACCGCATTTGAAAACTTTGACCCGAAAAATTGTTTAGGTATTGTTAAGACTTGGTGGCACGATCTCGAGCGCATGCGCGAGGAAACTAAACACGTCCCACATAAGTTTAGTGACATCAACTCCAGTATTTTACGTTGGAATGATAACTTTGACGGAGCAGAGTTGTGGGAATACTTTACTAAATATAAAAAGCAGATTATGTGGCATTATCGAGGCATCGATAACTTCCTGTGTGATAAGCACGTAATCCCGATGAAGATATTTCCACTGGGCTGGGTCTACAGTTTCAATCAAGGTTATATCTATCCACAAGATACCGAGAAGCACGTGTATCGCGAGCTTCCATATGTATGTTTATTTGATTCAATGGGAAAAAGTGAAGATGTTAAAATCTAATTTTCTAGCAAACTATAAGTTTTGGGGCGAGGCTTTCTATTTTATTGAGAAGAAAGCACCCCATAAACTATCAGACTTGCGTCAGTGTTTTGAGAAAAATCATGTAGAAGCTGCTACATGGTTAGTTGAAGAACTGATCAAAAACATCGATAACTGCGCGAGAAAAGAAAAACTGAAAGTTCTAATCCTAAACTCTTGGCTAGGTCTGCCATTAGTTCCGCTACTTTGCGATAATATCGATATCGGCGAGATTAATCTAGTCGATCTTGATCAAGAAGCACTTGACCTGTCAAAAATTTTCCATAAGCATTATTCACAGGAAAAATTTGTAAAGCTGCGGCATCATAACCTAGATATTCCGTTCGCCTTCGAGGAACTCAATAAAATCGATGCTGATATTGTAATCGCTATTAATACTGAACAAATGTATCCACTGGCTGAGCTAGAAACACGCAATCCTCTGGCAGTTTTCGCTTGTCAAAATAGTAATGTAATTGAAGAAATGTATGGAATTAATTGTGTAAATTCGATTGATGATTTAAAAGAACAGATCGGACTCGATGAAACTTACTACGAAGGCCAAATCGAGCAAACATATTACTCATGGGAAGGTCAAAAAAAGTTCGACCGCTTTATGGTAATCGGTTCTAAGTAGAAATGTCCTCTATCATCATTTCCCACATAAATTTATCGGGTATTACAAAACCAACTGTGATTCTTGGACCACCACCAGCGCAGTGCCATACTTGATTATTTTCGTCGCCGAAATAACCTACCTTTGCTGACCAACCATCTGGGTCTTCTAATACGACTGGCTTATCACCATCCATGTATTTGAACCAACCATTGCCGCCGTTGTAATTAAAAAGAATATTCCAACCTGGAACATCCCAGTTGTTATGCCATCCCATAAATCCATCTTCTGGATAATAAACATGAACAGCACCATGATGAGCACCTAAGAATTTAACAAGCTCATCTTGAAATCTCAAAGATTCTTTTTTAAACTTTTCATCGGATTTGGCTCCTGGACCAAAGTGAACATTCTTGACCGTTTCAGGTGGTCCAAGATGATCACCTTTTTCCTTACCCATAGGTTTGGATTTCATAAATTCTAGATACTCTGCGGAACTTGCCTTCGCAGCGTCGTAATCTGTATTATGATCAATGTGTAAACCAGAAAAATCTTGAGCAAAAAACCAATTACTATGCTCGTTCAAAATATCTAGGATTTCATTATTTAGATCTATAAACTTCACTTTTCAACACCACATCTTTAGGGATCGTATAATGTAAAACTACTGCCTCTTGCCCTTGCAGTTCAAATTGTTTATAGCCTGTTACATAATTCCATCTGGCATCAGGCTGCGGAAACTCTCCAACTTTTACATCGAAGTTTCCATTTTCTAGAAGATTCCACATAGTAAAAGTATCCCATTTGCGAACCTCCTCGGGATATGGAGTCGGATCCCAAGTAGGTTTCCGTTGCTCTAAAAACCACTCATACCAACTGTCCATAAGTTGCTTGGTTGTAGCAGTGCGGTAGAGAAACAGACCACAATGATAGACAAGTTCTTTGCCGTCTGGAAGTTTTGTAAACTTTGCGTTGTAAGGGCGGTTTCTTGTAAACAAGATATCGTTGTCCCCTAGCAAATCGAAAACTTCAGCAATATCTTCATGTTCTACTAATGTGTCGCAATCGAGATACAAAGTCACATCATATGGCGACTTTGATAAAGCCCAGAGTTTAGCTCTAATATGAACAGGAACATCATCAGTGTATATGTGTTCAAAAGTTTCGCGAGCTTCATCATCTACCCACTCTTCATGAGTAAATAGAGTAATCTTAGCTTCTGGATAAAAATCTAAAAGAGATTGTGCCGATGCTACAGCAGCATCATAATATGCCTTTTTTACTGTAGCAACGTAAAGATAACCGTTATTGTTCATTAGCCAATGCTTCCTGAATTAGCAGGGTGGCATAGGCATTAATTTCAATCGGCGTTTTCGCTTTTCGCAAACGCTTTTTGAGATCGCGGTTTTGAGAGTTTTTAATTTCTTCGACTTCAAACGCTTCAAGTTTCATATTAAAAAGAACTTCTTGTTTACGCCGAGCCGATTGTGCCTCAGCTCTTTCTCTATGAATTTCTTCTTTACGTTCGCGTTCTTCTTGATGTTCAGCAGTCAAACGATCGAGTTCTTCGGCACCGTATTCTGCCATAACAGCATCATAATCTGGATTACCACCGCCTTCTGATTCTGGACCAGCTACGATATGTGTGACTGCATATTCGCCATTACCTTGTAGCATACGGCATACGATATGACGATTGGCTTTATCCTGCCAAATAGGATCCAAGTATTTTTGGGGTTCGCTCATTATATAGACTCCATAATATAGTAATGTATTTTATTTAGGCAATTCTCACAAACAGTTTTTTAGTTTCCTGCGTTGATGATGTTGTTATCAATGTCAACCCTGCATAATACCCAGTATAAGAACCTGAGTATGAACCAGTGTAAGTTCCATCATAATTGCCGCTATAATATCCAGTGTAAGTTCCATCAAAGAACCCACCCGATGAACCTGAATATAACAGTTCATACGATCCTGTATAATCACCCTGATACGTTCCTGTATAAGTCCCAGTGTAGTTGCCAGAATATGAACCTGAATATGAGCCAGCGTAGTTGTATGAGGCACTATCTTTCAATTGGTCAGTAAGTGTTTCACCCATCTGT